GAGCCCAACGCCGAGATTCCGAAAGAATTGGAAGTCCAGCTGTCCAAAGTGGTGGCCCAAGCCGCGGCCCAGCTGCTGCAGATTCACCAAGGCGAAGCTGCTCAAGCGCAGGCTCAAGCGCAAGCGCAAGACCCGATCGTCCAGATGCAACAGGCCGAGTTGCAGATCAAGAAGCAGGAAGCCGACATGAAAGCCCTCAAGATCAAGGGCGACCTGCAGATCAAGGCGGAGGAGCTCAGCCTCAAAGCACAGGATCAAGCTGCCAAGGGTGGAGAAGACCCGATGATGGCGGCTATGCGCCTGCAGCAGGAGATTGCACAGGCCCAAGAGCTGCACGGGTTGGAGATGGCAGCCAAGCAGATGGAGTTGCAGCAAGCGCAGGCCCAGCAGCAGCAAGCCATGCAGATGCAGCAGCAACAGGCCCAGCAGAAAATGGCGCATGGTGGACAAGTACATGCCCAAAAAATGGCGCACGGCGGACAGGTTCATGCACAAAAACTGGACCACGCTGAGCGCTCAATACAACAACAGCCGACTGCGAATCCGTCGGGTAGCAAAGGAGAGTGATGGCTAATACGGTAATGGACCTCCTTCAGAAAAAACTGAAGGAGCAAGAAGAAAGTCATGTTCAAGCTTTGGCGGGAGGCGCGGTCATTGACTACGCCGCCTACCGGGAACTGTGCGGAGTGATCCGAGGTCTGCAGACCGCACAGCGCGAAATTGCCGACCTCGTGCGTAAATTGAAAGAGAACGACGATGACTAACTTTGACGTCCAAGCAGTGGATTTGTCAGGCTTGCTCAACACCCCAGTTGCGGACAAAGCCAAGCAAATTCCTGAGCCGGTGACTTATCACCTTCTGTGCATGCTCCCAGAAGCCAAAGAAGAGTATGAGGGTGGCTTGCTTAAAGCCAACCAAACCATGATGCACGAAGAGCTGCTGTCTCCCGTGTTGTTTGTGGCCAAGATGGGCCCCGATGCGTTTAAAGACGAGAAACGTTTTCCAAGCGGCCCAAGCTGCAAGGTTGGCGACTTTGTGTTGGTCCGCCCAAATAGCGGTACCCGCATGAAAATACACGGTACCGAATGGCGGCTGATTAACGACGACTCCATCGAAGCCGTTGTTGAAGACCCCCGCGGCATTCAACGTCCCTAAGGAGTAAATCATGGCCATTGAAAAAACTGAATTTGAATTTCCCGACGAGGTCGAGGAAAACCCCCGCAAGGGCGGTAAAGTAGTGGAGCAAGAAGACGATATTGAAATCGTCGACGACACACCGGCAGAAGACCGCGGCCGCAAGCCCATGGAAGAGCCGCCCAAGGATGTCACCGACGAAGAGTTGTCTAAATACGACGAGTCCGTTCAAAAACGGATTAAGCACTTTACTAAGGGCTACCACGAAGAGCGCCGGGCCAAAGAAACGGCGCTACGGGAGCGCGAGGAAGCGCTGAAAATGGCGCAAACTATTGTGGAAGAGAACAAAAAGCTGAAGGGCTCGCTGTCTCAAGGCCAGAATGCGCTGCTGGAACAGGCCAAAAAGAACATTGCGCACGAGGTTGAAAAGGCCCGCGCCAAGTACAAAGCCGCTTACGAATCGGGGGATTCCGACGCGCTTGTGGCTGCGCAAGAAGAAATGACGTCGGTAAAACTCAAATCCGATCGGGTAAATAATTTTAAACCTGCCCCTTTACAAGAGGAAAAGTTTAATGTACAAACTAATCAACCGGATAATCAAGTCCAGAAAGTGGACCCTGAACTGGCTAGTTGGCAAGACCGCAATACGTGGTTTGGTCCAAATAAACGGTTAACAGCGTACGCGCTGGGGGTACATGAGGATTTGATTGCTGATGGAATTCCAGCAGGCAGCAAAGAATACTACCGTCGTATTGATGCTGAAATGCAGGAGCGCTTTTCGGACGTGTTTGGGTCTGAAAAGTCGGGGGATGCGCAAACTCCCTCGTCTAGAAAAACAAACGTTGTCGCACCGGCAACACGTAGTACTGCTCCCCGAAAGGTCGTACTTACCAAAACGCAGGTCGAAATCGCCAAGCGGCTCGGGGTTCCTTTGGAACTCTATGCTCGTAAGGTTGCGGAAGAAATGAGGAAATGAAAATGGCTGAACAAATTCGTGATAAGCGTGAACAGACGACCCGTGCATCCACCACTCGCCCAGCGAAGTGGTTGCCGCCCCAACTTCTGCCTGATCCCAACCCGGAGGATGGCTATGCGTTTCGTTGGGTACGTATCAGCACGCTGAACAAAGATGACGCCACCAACATTTCGTCAAAACTCCGTGAAGGCTGGGAACCTGTAAAGGCTTCTGACCATCCCGAGATTCGTCTCTTCGGCACCGACGACAAGCGGTTCCCTGATTCGGTTCAAGTGGGTGGCCTGTTACTTTGCAAAACCCCGGTGGAGTTCGTTGATCAGCGGAACGCGTATTACAGCCAACAGGCTGAGGCGCAAATGCAATCAGTGGACAACACCTACATGCGCGAAAATGATCCTCGGATGCCTTTGTTTAAAGAACGAAGCACTAAGGTCACTTTCGGTAAGGGTATTTAACTTTTTGGAGTATTAACATGGCTTATCCTACAGTCAGCGCTCCGTACGGTTTGAAGGCCATCAACTCACTTGATGGCAAACCATACGCAGGCGCTATCCGCCAGATTCCTATGGCATCTGGCTACACTGCCACCTTTTTTGGTGATGCAGTGCTCATCGTTGACGGTTATCTGAACAAAGACACCGGCACTACTGCAGCCACTCCTTGCGGCGTGTTTGTTGGTGGTTCCTACGTGAATTCGTCGGGCCAGACCGTTTACGCCCAGTACCTGCCGGCCGGCGCCACAAACCCAATCGGTTATGTGGTTGACGACCAGCAAGCGCTGTTTAAAGTGGCCGTTGTGTCTGGCACTACCGTGATTGCTGGCGTAAGCCGCGCCGTGGTCGGTTCCAACATGGCTTTGGTGCAGAACGCAGGTAGCACTACGACAGGTAATTCTGGCGTGGCGGTACTTTCTACCAGCACAAACACCACCGCTACCTTGCCAATCCGTGTGATTGACGTGGTGTCCGATACCGCTACCGGTTCGGATTCGTATGTGGAATTGTTGGTGAAAATCAACACCCACCAGTACAACAGCACCACTGGTGTTTAAGGAGTAAACCATGGCTATTTCACGCGCACAACTGCTCAAGGAATTGCTCCCCGGCTTGAACGCTTTGTTCGGTCTGGAGTACGCTAAGTACGGCGAAGAGCACAAAGAAATCTACGAAACCGAAGCCTCGGAGCGTAGCTTTGAAGAAGAAACCAAACTGTCGGGCTTCTCCGCAGCTCCTGTCAAGAACGAAGGCTCCGCCATCGCTTACGACAACGCGCAAGAAGCATGGACAGCTCGGTACACCCACGAAACCATTGCAATGGGCTTCTCCATCACGGAAGAAGCAGTGGAAGACAACTTGTATGACTCGTTGTCCAGCCGCTACACCAAGGCTTTGGCCCGTGGTATGGCGTACACCAAGCAGGTTAAAGCTGCTGCGATTCTGAACAACGGCTTTGCCGGTGGCCCCACTTATGGTGACGGTCAAGTTCTGTTCTCGACAGCTCACCCCCTGATCTCTGGTGGCGTCAACAGCAACCGCCCAACTACCGGCGCTGACCTGAACGAAACATCGTTGGAAAACGCTGTCATTCAGATCGCTGCTTGGACAGACGAACGCGGTCTGCTGATTGCAGCCAAGCCAAAGAAGCTGATTGTGCCCCCAGCACTGATGTTCGTGGCTACTCGTTTGTTGGAAACTGAACTCCGCGTTGGCACTGCTGACAACGATATCAACGCCATCAAGAACAACGGTTCTATTCCCGGTGGTTACACCGTGAACCACTTCTTGACCGACACAAACGGCTGGTTCTTGATGACTGACGTGCCTAACGGCCTGAAGCATTTTGTGCGTACTCCGCTGCAAAATTCCATGGACGGGGATTTTGACACCGGCAACGTTCGTTACAAGGCCCGCGAGCGTTATTCGTTCGGCGTGTCTGACCCGCTCGGCGCTTACGGCTCCCCCGGCGCTTAATCCGGGAACTGAAAAAGGGGCCTTGTGCCCCTTTTTCTTTTGGTGTATATTTGTTTAAACCCGGACTTTTCCGGTGTATCTGACGGCTCCGGGCCGACGACATGCAGACAGATGCACCTCAACTCGCATGTGAGGAATCACCATGGCTAATACCACCTTCAACGGCCCAGTTCGCTCCGAGAACGGCTTTCAAGACATCTCCATCAACTCCACCACTGGAGCTGTTACCGTTGACGCCACCTTCGGCGCAACAACCAGCGTGACTGACTTGACTACCACCAATCTGACGACCACCAATTTGGTCTTCACTGATCAAAACCACCCAACAACTGCCGCGATTAACGCCACAGCTACCGCCACCGCAGCGCAGGTTATCACGGGCTACATTACATCCACTTCGGCCGCAGCGACAACCATCACTCTGCCCACCGGCACGTTGCTGGGCGCAGCCTTGGGTGCTACTGCTGGCACCGTAATGGACCTGTACATTGACAACACCGCTGGCGCAAGCACTGTGACCATCGCTGTGGCGGTTAACGGCGTTCTGTCTGGCGCCGCGGTTGATACTGCTGGCAGCTTTGGTGACCTGACTGTTCCCGCTGGCGCAACCGGCCTTGGTCGATTCACCATTATGTTCTCCAGCGCCACAGCCTACGTGTTTACCCGTACTGCTTAATCAACCCAAGGGGCTTCGGCCCCTGTTCTAAAGGAGATTGATTATGTCAATGCAAACAGACGTAAAACAAGGACATCTAAACCAAAGTGGTTTTTTTGTTCTTGGAAGAAACCGCGTTAAAGGCGTTTCTTTTTTTGGTGGTAGTGGAACCTTGGTTTTGTTTGATTCAACCTCAGCCCCAGTAACTTCAAGCGTTACATACGGTCGCTCTGGAACCACGGTAACAATATCCAAAACAGCTCACGGTCTTGCTACCGGAAACATTGTAGGCATTCACTTTGACACTGGCACTGGCGGTGCTGCCACCGATGGGAACTACAGCATTACCAGAGTAGATGCTGACACATTTACACTCACAGACATCAACACTGGAAACATCACAGCTACTCCAGCAGCAATTTATGTTAGTGGTGCAAATCGTTGGCTGTTGACCTATGAAACCCACTCTTCCGACGAGTTTCAAAATGCTCCGCTTATCCCCGGCGAAGGTGTGTTGGCGGTAAATGGAATTTATTCCTACATGAGCGGCATTGACGCAGCGCAGATTTACTATGGCTGAAGAAACACGCCCCATGGATGTTGCAGGTCGCAAACTGATGATTGCGATCCCTGCCTACGACGGCAAGCTGAACATCAAAACTTCGTTTGCCTTGGCTGATTTGGTGGTCAAGGCTTCGCAGTTTGGCGTTCAAGTGCAACTGTCGCATCTGTCGGGCTGCTCTTTGATTACCAAGGCCAGAAACATTTTGGTCGCCAACTTCTTGGAGTCGGACTGCACGGACATGTTGTTCGTCGATGCCGACATCGTGGTGGACGCAGAGTCTGTGCTTCGCCTGCTGGCGCTGAGCACCGGCAAGGACATCACCGCTGGCATGTACACACGCAGAGCCGAGGACCGCAAGTTCTTCTTGGACATCTACATTGACGAGGCCAACACGCTTGAGTTTGACCAGCACGGCATGCTGCGGGTCGAGAACGTAGCTACAGGTTTTATGATGATCCAGCGCCATGTTCTGGAGAAGATGATTGCCTCGCATCCTGAGTGGACGTACTTCAACGATGTGTACAACCGCAACGAGAGCGCCCTGTTCGACTTTGAGTTGACCAATGGGCAGTACGTTGGCGAGGACTACACGTTCTGCAAACGCGC